ATTGGCCAGGCTCAGCGGCACCGGTGTCACGCGGGATACGCATGTACTCGTCAGCCCACTCATCGACCCAGACATCTGGATCAGGATGCAGCCCACGAAAATACGCCTCCCGGTACACCTCAGCACCGTCAGGGATTTCCGTAGGCATGGGTTTAACTCGTGGTCAGGGCGTGCTCAAGATCCGCCGAGGACAAGCGTTCTGCATCCTCAAGCGAGCGACGGATAGCGGCCGTCAGATGCTTTTCGATTTGCCAGGGGTCGGTCATGACGGCTAGTTCCGGTGCCAGTTGAGGGGGCATACCCAGCAGTTGATCTCGCAACAGGCGGCCTGCGTTGAAGGCGCCGGTTTCCACCGCGATACGCTCGACCAATGTGCCCTGCTGTTTGTGGAAGTTGGCTTGCTCTTGCAGGGCCAGGTAGTGCTCGCGCAGAGCCCGAGACTTTTGGAAGTCCACCGCCTGCCCGACTTGCGGCACCGCAGGTTCTTCGACGGCGATTTCAGCCTCCTTTTGAAGGCGAAGCCGTTCGTGTCGGTTGGCAACAGCGGCTTTGCTTGGATCGGCGGACTCGGCCAGCAATGCTTCGGTGGCTTCCAACTCCACCTTGCCATCGTCAGTCAGTACCAAACGATCCTGATTCGCCAACTTGGAAACATACGATTTCGCCCAGCCGCGCCGTGCTGCAAACTCCGTTTTGCTGATTACTGTCATGATGGAATGTCCTGTTCACCTAATGGATACGGGGGGTTCACCTGTTCACCCCAGTTCACTAAGCTGGTGAACTACCCGCTAACACTTTCCCGCGGGTTTCCGACCCCGTACCCCCGGGATAACCCCAGGGTCCCCGGCAGTTTTCGGCGCCCCAAACCGGTGCATCACCCCTGCTCGCCACTGGCGGGTGGCACTTCGGAAACGCCCAGCCGCTTGGCAGCCCACCGCTCGTAAAGACCGATGGCAACATCGGCGCCGGCCATCGCAGTCAGGCAGCCCAAGCTGCCAGCCGTCCAGATCGTCATGCCCGCGCCGATCATCAGCATCATCGCCGACACGCCGCAGACAATACAGGCACCGGACCGAAGCGCCAGGCGTCGCAACAATGCCCAGCCCCGCGCCCCATCTTTATCTGCTCGCCACATTTCACCGGATACGCCGCCGACCAAGGCCAGGACGATCACTAACCAGATCGGCATCTCTGCCAGCGCTTGCTGCTCATTTGTCATGTTGTGCCTCAAGTGAAAGAGCGCGCCAAACACAAAAAGAAAACCCCGCCGGAGGGCAGGGTTTTCAGTGTCGCGGCGCTTGCCAGGACGGAGTGCACAGCACGTGCTCAGGGGAAGCGCCGAGGCGCAGAATTCATATCTTGGTGACTTTTTACCCCCTGAGTACGGAACCGAAAAGAGGGCATTTTCGGTTAACCAGCTCGACGCAACTTTGACGCAACTTTGAGGAGACTTTGAGGTAAAGCGCCCCGACCAGCGGTAAGCCATTTGCGTGCATCTTTGCGCTCGGCCAACACCTCATAGAGTCGCACATGAAGACTGTGCACAAGGTCGTAGTAGGTTTGCTTCGCCTTGGACACATACCCCAGTTCATGCATCTGCGAAATCCAAGTCGGTGCAGGGTCGTCGCCATAGCGCAAGACCGCCAATTGCAGCAGCCTTTCTCCCCGCCCATCTTGTCGGGCGATCTCTGAAAGAGCCGCACCGACTTCCTGAGCTACTGCATCAGGCCCCGCACCAGTCCCCATAATGATCCGAGATCCGGGAGTGCCGCGAGGTGCACATCCGCCCCACTCCATGATCGTTGCCATTGGGCTACCCATGCCACCCACCTCACCATTGCGCCGAAGTTGCTCACCCCAGTGCTTCAGCAGCACTTCCATTGCCTCGATCATCGCCCTACCCCCCGAAAAACCGAACCCGACACAAAAAAACCACTACCCAACACAAACCCAACACAAATAAATCCCTTTAAAATCAATACTCTTATTAACTTTGAGTTGAGTGTGTTGGGTTTGTTGGGTTTTTCTGTCCTCGCATAAGAAAAAATTCTTACCGTTGTATTCAGTGCAAATAACGTCACGCATGCGCGCACGCGACGCCAAACCCAACACACCCAGCACAACAGCCGGAAACCCACGCAAATAAAGGACCGAAACTGTGTTGGGTAGCCGAAACCAACCCGACACACACCCAACACACCCAACACACTATTAGGCGTAGTCATGCGGCAGCCGCCTTAATGTGGTCCCAGCTGTCCACATTCCAACCTGCCAGCTTCGCCCTTGCCCGCCAGGCGACAACCATTACACCCAGCTCAGCCGACTTCAGTGATGGGGGCGGGGAAGCATCCTGATCAACCGGAAAGAAGAACGCACCAAACTTGCGATTACTCCCATCGGTCCAAGGTATCGAGCGCGTTTTTTCCACTTCGGAGTTGATGAACAGCGAGAACTTAGTCTGACTCATTACGTGTTCCTTGTTGCGCTGACACCACTCAAGGAACAACGAGTAAAGGTCAGTGGAAAGGCAAGGCCCCCAGAGTCCCTGCCCCAGTTCGCTGTATTTCCACAGATGCAGGAACGTCTGCCAACCGGCCCGACTCAAGGCCACCAGGCGTTCACGGGCGTCAGTTGATGGTGGGCGTGTTCGCTGATTGAAGTCGCCCAAACCAACCGACAACAGCCAGCCATAAAGAGCTGCGACACCGCCCTGCTCCAATTCCTGGCCGATGGCTTTCTGGCGCTCCACCGGCAAAGTCTCCAAGGGCCAGACCACCAGCATCCGGCGGTCGCTGTCACTGATCGGCCACGGCATGATCTCGTTACTCAAGAAAACCGCGTTCATATGGTTTGACTCCTCCCAGCCATTGATGAACTTAGATTCCATCCGCACCGTTTTGCCCGTGACCAGGTGCTTGATCTTGCCCACTTGGTTGTAGCGCTGATCGCGGCTGACCACCTCTTCGAACACGGCCCAAAGCTTCCGGCTTTGCCAGGCGTTGAAATTGCTTTCCAACTGGGTCTGTCCGACTGTCGCGGCGTACTGGCCGTATAACTTGCCCATGGTATCGGCGAAAAACAGACTCTTACCCGAGCCCTCCATGCTGGAATGCATCAGCACAGCGGTATCCATCTTCGCGCCTAGGTGCTGCAGCGGAAACGCCAGCCAGCGAGTCAACCAGAGCGCCGCATTTTCATCGTGGTTACATAGAAACGAGATCAGCCACCGTAAGTTGGCACATGCGGCATCGTCCCTGAGCGGCTCCAGCGGCAGGCCATCAAAGGTGTTGATGTAGACCGCCGGATCTTTGGTCATGGTCGGGTCAAACACGATATGGTCCACATCCACCGTGCGCCGCTCGCTACTGTTCAGCCACAACGCGTAAGCGTCACCCAAGGCCATCTTCACCGCGCCCTCCGCTACACGCCGTTTCTTTTCCCGGTCCCAGACATCCTTCGTGCCATCGATGTAGACGTAACGCTCGGTCGGCGGCATACCGAAGGCGCCGCCTTTCTTGCCCGCCATCCGCCGCGATTGCTCGATGTCTCTAACATGATCGTCCGAGATCAGTTTGCGGCGCTCGGTGTCCTCGAGCCACTGTTTGGCCAAGGGCTTACCGACCCGGGCCTCGAATGCGGATTTCTTCATCACTCGCGATTGGTCGAAGTCCCAAACATGGGTCGTACCCTCCACCAGCGCAAATCGACGAAGGATGTGTTCAAACGTCAGCGCATCCCCCGCGCCCCCCTCAGGAGCCGAAGCGGCCTCGCTGGCTGGCGCCACCGCCGAGCTCGGCTCGCCCAACTCATCGGATGGGGTCGGGGGAAGATCGCGCGGATCAGGCCGAGCTGAATGCTGCATTCCTAGCAATCGTGCCGCATCCTTTACCGCTCGCGACTGATCGCCACCGTGTTGCAATAAACAGAACACCTCGAACGCATCGTTCTGATGCCCGTTCGCGAGCGGATCAGCGCCGTGGTGCGAATAGACCTTGCCGTCACTGACCGTCACACCCGGCAGCCCGGTGCTGCTGTGTGGATACAGCCACTTACCGCCACGCTTGATGTAGTCGTGGGCACGCAGCAGCTCTTCAACGTCGTGACTGCGATTAAATTCATCGATAACCGAGGGCTTGCCTGCGGCGGGCGGTGGACGTTTGATGACTTTCGCCGCAGGTGTCTTCGGTTTGGGTGCCCACGGGCACGCGGCCTCAGCATCGCGCTTGAAGATGTCCCAGTTGTTCCAGATCTTCAGCAACTCAGGCGAAAGCACCGGCAAGCCATCAACAGAGCTTGGGGGCGTGCGCCAGGTGTAGGGCTTTCCAGTGCCTGGGTGAATCGATGGCGGCAATACGTCCTGCACCAATCCGCCACGCAGCTCGAACACCGTAATGCGTTGGTATTCATCCGCTTCAGCCCGCGCGTCAGCTTCGCCCGCCGCGTCACCTGCTTCCTTCGCTGCTTTTGCCTTGGTGATCAGCGCTTTGTGTATCGACCCGTCAGGATCTTTCTCGTTGGGCCACGCCAGCGCATGACGGCTTAATTCAAGCCCGTCAGGAACGCGGAACATAATGCGAAAGCGCGCCGGGTTCCCAACCACGGTCGGAAACACCAACGCCATCGCATCAAGATCTATTTCCAGCAGGTCGTAGAGAACATGCCGTGTCCACTGCACGTCATCGACGTCCAGGGAGCAGATACGGCTGGGCCCCAGCACAACACCAAGGTTGTGCTCAGGCTTCTTTGTCCAGAACGCCGCAGCCTTCGCCGAATCAGTGAAGTACCCACCCGGCTTGTTCCAGCCCATCCCCTTCGGGCCTTTCTGACCTGGTTCAATCGGAACCAGCGCCAAACCAAACGTATCAACGTAAAACTGAGCCCAATCAGCAGTAGGCAATCGGTTGTCGTGATCAGTCATCTGCGCCGCTCCCGCAACCCCTGGCAACTGACACAGGTCTGGCACCCCTGAATCGTCTGCTGTCGAAGCAACGGGATAGGGTCATCGCAGTCTTCGCAGAATTTAGCGCTGACGCGACTTGAAGGGATACGGCGACTGCGCTGAAGAGCAACGTCGAGCAGGTATTGCGCCTGATCGTTGGCGCGGTCGATATCATCAGCCATTGTTGCGATCCTCCATCGCGCGACGCGCACCGGCCATGATGCCGAGGATTTCGCGGATCACATCCATACCCTGCTTTTCGAGGACTTTAACTTCGTGAAGCTCCCAGATGTTATCGGCGGCGCCGTCATGCATTGCTGCAACGAACTCTCCCGTCTCGCTGAGCAACTTACCTACGGCTTTCAGTGCATCGCGTGTTGCTGGGACCGGCACCGGTCGGTACCAAACCGCACCCGCTGGACGCATCAATGCATCGAGCAAGCGCGAGTCGCCGGTCAGCCTGATTACTTCCTCAAGCTCATCCGGGTTCAGCCAGCGGCGCTCCTCATCAAGCTTGAGTTTCTTTTGAAGGGTGTCGTTGTCCAACACCATGTCAAAAGCAAGGGCGGTGATTCCGCCCTTGTAGTCACGACCAGCGCGATAGATCGCTTGGCGTAGAGGAAGAACCGGACCCGCGTCCGGCAAAAGATCTGTGCGACTCATAAACCGTAAATCCCCTATTTACGGTGTAGCCATAGGCTTGGGTAAACCCTATCCTACGACCACGACCGATGTGCATGTGCTGTGTGTCGTCGTAGCTGAGCTGGGGGATCTTTGGTGAGAGGCCCCGGCTCAGCACCCTTTCAAGCTGCCGATTGCAGGCCAGCGGTTTCTTTTTCTTGGGTGTAAAGGCACTCAATTGCCTTCCCAGTTACATACCGAACATCTGCGCCTTTAGCGGCCCGATTGATGGTCGGCTGCGTGGTGCCTACGCGCTCTGCAATAACCCGTTGGGATAAACCAGACCGCAGTAGCTCCGCGAGCATTTCTTGGATAGTCATATCGTTCACCGATGCGCTTTCGCATTGATCGACACAATACACAAACGTATTGATCGATTCAATACAATCCTCGATACGTTTTTGAATCAAGGCAGAAAAAAGTGATTGGCAACCGCATCGCTCACCGCATGCAAGAGCTGGGACTATCCGAAGGAGAACTCGGCCGACGCTCGGGCGTACCTCAACCGACAATTCATAGAATCGTGACGAATTCGGTTGCCAGCCCACGCCACGAAAATGTCGAAAAGATAGCCAAAGCTCTAAAGGTCAGCAGCAATTGGCTCTGGAAGGGAGGCGAACACAATGACCCAGGTCCTGATCTGGTAACAGAGTCCAATGCACCAGAAATCAACGTAGAGCCAGGCCCAGCGATTAAAGGATATGTCCCATTGATTTCATGGGTTCAAGCAGGAGCTTGGTGTGAAATCGCGGATGTGAGAACACTCGATGACGCGGAGCTTTGGTTGCCTTGTGCTGCCTCCCACAGCAGTCAGAGTTACGCTCTAAGAGTGCGGGGGCTTTCGATGT